GCGTCCAGTGGCTTGTCTGCGTAGCCCGTCATTTTTGCCAGCCACGAACCCACCAGCCCGGAGCCATACACGCCAGCGAAATACGACACGACGAAATACGCGGAACGACGAAAAATCGTCAGGTCGGCAGCGGTGGCCACATAGAAAACAGCTCCGGCAAACGCGCCGAACACAACGCCGTAATCAGTGCCGGTAAGCAGGCCAAAAATGCTTGCGCCGGTCAGTGCACTACCACCAGCTAAAGTAGTGCCGGAAACAGGATCGGACATTACGCCCCCTCGTTAGTGGTGAGTCCTCTCAGGAATGAGGGGAAATAAAAAAGGCCCACCGAAGTGGGCCTCAATTGAGAATGATTTTTAGATGTTAATGCAGCATATCGCGTTTAATAACCTCTTCCGGAAGAGGTGTTGCCGCAAGGTTGGGAAGATCTGCCTGGGCAAACTCGAGCTGAATAAAACGTAATTCTGACATACGCACTTCAGCTCCATTCATATACCTTGCATACCTTGTACCATCAGCGTCGATTACGTCTGAAACCAGAACCGGATAGAGCTTGTCCTGGCCGGAGGGCTGGGTGTGCTTGATAAGCATCGGGAGCGGATAGAAGGTACGTGGAGTGCACATTGGAATGCCTGGTAAAGATAAGGTATCTGAGCCTAGCACTTCCCCCACCAATAGATAGGGAAAAACTGTAAATTAGAATTTTTTAATTAGTTTTCTCTCTCATTATTGAGCCGGAGTAACCTAACTTGCTTATTTAAAGCGCGGGGCCGTCCCGCTGCTGAGGCACAGGTATAAGGCATGAGCCGAATAAGTGAGGTAATCGGCTCACAAAATGATTCGAATATCTTGCGGAAATAGAGATATAAAAAACCCGCTCAATGGCGGGTATTAAAACGACAAAGGCACCGATTAAGGTGCCTTACACAGGGGCAGCAGGCTTGTCATCACCATCTTGCTGCCCCTGGCTTTCTTTCGAAAGTCTTACAAGTCCAGTAGAGGCTCTGCGTTTTAAGTTGCATGTCGAAGTGAACACTCCTGACAGAATAACCATAATTTTACGATCATAAAAGTTAATCTGAAATTCGACTATTAATAGCAACCTTTAAGTAGCTTCGGCATTTTCCGATTCTGGTTTATTAGCCTCTCTAATGGCCTGGAAGCTATCGTAGGTACTAACATTAAATAATGAAAAAGATTCAATCTGATCAAAAGGTAGAACATGCCTGAACTGATACACTGAAAGTGGCTCGGACGTAAGGGTTATATTGTGTTCCTTATAAAAGTCCACATAACTATGTTCTACGCAAAAAGTAAGTGTATCTTTTTCACGATACCCTGACATAAAGGGAATCAATACCAATGTATTAGTATCAAGTTGATTGAAGCGAGCCTCGTCAATCATACCCACATAAACCTTTCTGGATTTCAAGGTAACCAGCAACAACAACCCTCGTTCTATTGACTCCAGTAACAGGCTTTCAATCGCGCTGTGCTTGGCTATTTCTTTAAAGTTAGCGATTCGTTTGTTGGGGTCGTTATTATTTTTAGTTGCATTAGTTGCTTGTCCAATGCTAATCATAATCGTACATGCAATTGTTAGGCTTGAAAGCATGCTCAGGCCCATGAGCCTCATGCTCAACAAGTCACTTGCAAAAGTAAATTTCGTATACACAGCACCAAAATAAAAAGGGATATTTAGCAGGAACATAGCTGAATATAAAAAGGCGACAATACAAAAGGTAAGAAGGATTCCTCCTAACAAAAATTCGCCGCCTTTTAATGCTACGTCAAAATATGCATTCCAACCTACAGCGCGATTTTGTTTATATCTTGATGGGAGATGGCAATTGGTATAATGGTATCCACACACAAGCACAATGATGACCAATGCTGCCCACATTAAGAAGCTGTCCTTATTTTTTGGTGGCTAGTCCTGCAATGTTGGCATCAAACGCTTTCTGAACATCCATATTGTTACGATTAAGGATGACTGAGCCGTTAGCATCAACATGGAACTTGTCTGTTGAAGAAGCATCGTCATTTTTTTTAACGGAAATGAGATCAGCCATCCCACGAATCAGGCGATTCGGAGAAATGATTGCACGAAACGCTGATTTAAAAATCTGTGTCATATCCCCTCCTATGCGATGCGTGATGTAACTTTACTTACAAGAAAACTATAACACAGCCAATTCAGCTTGAAGAAGAATATTTATTGCCTGGAAAATCAAAAACCCGCTCAATGGCGGGTTTGTTAACGTTGAACATACAATGCCCATCGTTGGGAAAATCCTACCCATATTTTTTGAAAATAGCAAGCATCCTGCCGTTATTTTTGTTGAATAGGTTGCTATCTTGTGACTTCCCTCAACTTTAGCTCAGCGTAGGTTTCTTCCTGCCAGCATTTCGTTACCAGCTTATTGATCACTTCGGCGTACCCGCTGTACCACTGGTAATCGGTCATATCCGGTACCAGACGAGCTACCCGGGCGCGCGCCAGCGTGGTCGGGAGTCGACTGTAGCCTTTACCATTGCAGCGATCGCATATTTTCTGAACCGGCACCCCGTGTAAAAGGCTCCGCTTTTTATCGATTGCCGTTCCACGTCCTGAACAGTCGCGGCATGCGGTGCTAATCTTGCCCTTACCTGCGCAGTGCTTACAAAGCTCTTCAACCTCTTCCCTGCGAACTGTCGCTTCAATACCTTTCACTCCAGGGTGCTTGACCACTTCACGCATAATGCGAATCACTCCCTTCCCGTTGCAGTGGTCGCACTCGCAGCTGCTGGCCGCTGATCGGGCATAGTCGCTATATGCGAACTGGGCCAGGCAGCGAGCCATTTCGGCGAGCGCGGCGTCGCTCAGCTTATTCAATACCGGGTTTTTTAACGCAAGCGCGTAATTCATCAGCCCTTCGATAGCTGGTTGCGGATCCTGAATGCCCATCTTCGCCAGGAACAGGTTAAACCCTAACGGGGCTTCGGCCTGCACCATGCCCTGGGCAGCCATAACATCGGTAATGGATAGTGCATCACCACCAGTAGCTGGAGCTTCATCATTCAGCTTTGGGGATTTAGGCGAATAGTACTTCGGTAATGATTCCAGATTCATCCGGCAACCCTCATTGCTGATTTAATGTAATTTCTCAATATGCGGTAATCCGTCACAACCGATCCGCGAAAGCGGTAAATCCTCAGGCGTTGCCAGCGGAGGCGGATAACGTCCATTTTGTAGTTTTCTCTGCTCACCACTTTCCCCCTCTCGTTTCGAACCAGTCCAGGACGTACCCGATGGCCAGCAGGGCGGCCCAGCCAATCTGGTAATAATTTTCGGTAGTCATGCGGCCTCCTGCTGTTTTAGTACTTTGAGTTTTGCTCGGTACTCATCGCGGATCCGGAGGTAGTCGTCGCGTTTCCATTTCGGTAATTTGTGCGGGCCCATCAGGGCATCAAAGCGGGTCTGGCCGATTTTGGCAATTAGCGCCGGACGGAAGGCAGTCAGGTTGCCGGAGAGGTGGTTATTACAGACCGAACACTGCTTATGGCAGTTGTCTTCGTCAAAGCGCAGCTCCTGATTCGCGCCGGTCGTGCGGAAATGCCCGGCATGATATTGCCCGTCGTGATGCCGCCCGCAGCTGATACAAGGGAGATGTCGATCGCGGTACCGGATGAATTCGTTAAAAGCCTGCTGGGCCTGTTTGATGAAATAGCTGAGCGGCTTAACTGCCTGTCGCCGTTCCGCCTGGCGTGCCCGCTGCTCTTTCTCCTCTTCGCGCTGGCGCTTCTTCTCAGCACGCATAGCCTCAGCCTGGTTCTTTGCGGTCTGCTCTTTGCCTACAGCGCTTGCGCATTCGTAACAGCAGACAACCTGACCATCACGTACCGGGTGAAACCACTCCCTGCAGTGGATGCATTTTCGACGAGGTTTTTTAGCCATATTCACCCCGCAAAATTCATCAGCTGCGCGGCGGCGTTCTCGGCCTCACGCTGATCGCGAAATACGCGGGAAAGAATCCAGCGCCAGAGCACATCCAGTGCGGCCCGGTAGAGCTGCTGGAACTCTGTTTCGTCCATGCTCGCGAAAGAAATGCTGCGGGGATGTTTGCGAAGGGTACCGTCAGGCAACTGAATGGTGTCGAAATGTCCGGCCTCAATGGTTACCCAGGCACGATACGCATCGAAGGATTTGCACAGGCTGATGCCGTTGGTAATGCGGCGGCTGGCCACCTGTTCCAGATATTGCTCAGCGGCATCCATCAGCGCGCTTTCGTTACCGCCAAACGCGGCAAGGTATCTGGCGTAACCGTTAACCAGCCTGCGTTCGTTGGAAGATATCGCGCCGCCGGTCGGTTCCCAGTACTCGAAACCAAGATTAAGCAGAGCGAAAAACTTACGATGAAATGCCGGGTTACGTAGCTGGCGAAACTCGGCTTCGAGTACCGCACCGAGCTTACATTTTGAATGCAGAAAATCGCTGGTCTCGGGCGTAGCCGGGATCAGGATTCCTGATGATTGCTTGATTAATTGCAAGTGCGCCATGGTGTTCACTCCGTGGCGCTTTGCTGCTCCGATTCCGCTGTTCAGGCGGTAAGTAGATTATGGCAGTCTCTGCTTGCGAAGGTCAATAAGACCTGCCTCGACAGCCATTTCCAAAAATTCATTCATAGTAAGCAGGTGTTGTTTGTCGCGTACCCTTTCCAGACTGGTGATCCGGCCCTGTTCACAATTCACAACGAACCGCCCTCCCTGTCTGATTATGTCTACCGCTTCGGCGATGTCTAAATCCACAAAATCCCCCTGAGCGACATACAGACGCAATTGTCGAAAATTCAGCAGCCGCGCATGGATGATTTGTGGTTTGGCAAAGGACTGCAGGCTGCAATAAAAAACACTCAGTAAAACCACTCGTCAGCGCTTTCCCAGGTTTCCTGCAGAATATTTGCGATCTCGTCTTTATCGCCACCGATAACATTTAGCCCGTCATTTTGTGCCCGGCGAATGGTCAGCTGGCACCCATCGTAGCGCTTGTTTAATCGTTTTAAGAGTTCGTTTTCCAGCGCCGGGATCGCGCCATCAGGCAGTTTTTTTGTACGTTCGATAGTGACTTCAACCTTCATGATCATCCCTCTCATAAAAATACTGTATAAATAAACAGTACACCCATACGGGAGAATGATCAACTTGATAAACGCACAAATTGCGACACAGGTTTGAAAAGTTAATGTGGTGTAACCCATTGAATAAAAAAGCCACTGTTTTAGTGGCTTCGGGTTTAACTGTCAGGCCGCCTCTTCACTGATGCGGCACAATTCGGGGAGATTTGCTCTTACCAGCGCCTCGGCAAACGGCGGCGGTACCGCATTGCCACAGCGCGCCACCTGTTTGTCTTTGGCATACTTCACGCCGCGATAGTCGCGGTCGATGATGTACCACTCCGGGAAGCCCTGCGCCCGGTACAGCTCATGCGGTTGCAGCATACGCATGCCGATATCGACGATGCGGTAAACGATGCCATCCACGGTTACCAGTCCGTCGTAATCGTCTCCACAATACTGGTGCAGGAAAGCCAGCACCTGATCCGCTCGCTGCTCGTCGTAGGACTCAACCGCAAGCATGGTTTTGACTTCTCCAACATGCAGGCCACCGGCTGTGATGGTCGGCATCGGCTCGCCTGTCCGCTGTCCATCCCTGCATGTGCCACGCAGCTTCACCAGATGCGAAGTGACAAGACCATGATGATTGCCGGTTGTGATTGTATGTACGGGCTTGTCGGCTTCTCCGCCAGGATGGCCGGTATTATTCACCATGAGCTGCGCTGTTAGCAGTGCGTGATGATCCACCGTTGTTACCGAATGCACGGGCTCATCCAGACCAACGCCCGCCCCCTGATAGTTCCCGCCGTAGTGTTTGGCAAGGCATGCTGCCACCAGCTGCGATTTACCGCCGCCGCCTGCCGTGATAGTCGCGCTCGGCTCGTCGGCCCGGTGGCCCACGCTGGCACCGAACTGGCGGGCAATCACTGGCGCAACGACGCATGACCGTGACTCTTTCAGGATGGTATGCGCGGGTTTATCCAGCGGGCGTGGTTTGGCCTGATATTCGCTGCCACCATTACCTGCCAGGAACGGGGTAAGTGCGGCTTCCACCACGCCCAGCGCATGCCCGTTTCCGCCAGGGCGCCTGGATGTGCCAGCGGTTACCGTCGGTACCGGCTCGGTGACTGCCTGCCCGGTTGCGCCGGTACGGAATTTTGTCAGGTGCGGTACCGCGACAGCATAGCCGTGTGTTTTGGTAATGGTCTGTAGCGGCTCCGCCAGCGCCTGCCCACGGAAACAGTCGTAACTGGTTCGGTTGCTGGTGTGATTACACTTCACGATGAACGGCGACGCATTGTCGATCACGAACCGCTGAATGCCCCGGGCAATTCGTTTGAGCGTGTTTTCCGCCAGCGGCTTTTTGCGGTCGAATATGGACGGCGCGGCGATTGACCAGTCGATACATTCAGCCGCAGTACGCCATGGCGCCAGGCTGCCCGCCTGGACCGCTGACGATTTAGGGTCGCCGTGTGTCGGCTTCGGCCAGGTTACCGGCACGCCGTCGCAACGCATCACCATGAAAAAGCGCTTTCTGATTGTCGGCGCGCCATAGTCACACGCCCGCAGCTCGCGGTGATCAACAGCATATCCGAGCCCGTCCACCAGTTGCTGCGCCTGCTCATCGTCGGCGGCAATGCCCAGGAACTCGCAGCACTCTGCCAGCGCCGGATGCCCGGCAGGAACACCACAGGAAAGCATCCCGCAGAACGCCTCAAATGTTTCACCTGCGCGGGTCGGATCCGGGCGCATCTCTGCCGCCAGCAGTGGCCCCCACGTTTTAAACTCTTCGACGTTCTCCAGCATCATCACGCGTGGCCGCACCGCCAGCGCCCAGCGAATAACGATCCACGCCAGACCGCGAATTTCTTTCTCAACTGGCTTTGAGCCCTTGGCCTTCGAGAAGTGGCGGCAATCCGGGCTAAACCATGCCAGCCCCACCGGGCGGCCTGCCGTCGCCGCCATTGGGTTTACATCAAACACCGATTCGCAATAGTGCAGAGTATCCGGGTGGTTGGTGGTGTGCATCGCGACGGCGTTCTCGTCGTGGTTGATGGCAATATCCACACTGCGGCCAGTCGCCAGCTCAATACCGGTAGACGCCCCGCCGCCTCCGGCAAAATTATCAACGATGATTTCTCTCACGCATATTTCTCCATGGCAGCAGCCAGCGAACGGGCAGCAGTGACGATCGCCGGTACCGGCATTTTTTCCAGCCACATGCGGTTGATGTGATGTTTCAGGCGACGCTGGTGGTGCGCCGGGAGATCCGCGGCGCTTTCTACCTGCGAATAAACCATGCCGACTTCAGCGGGCCAGACGGTTTCAGGCACATCCACCAGCAGCTGGCTTTCCAGCTCTACGATGCGTTTTGTGGCGTACTGCATTAAATTATCTGACTCCGTCATGCCGCTCCCACCTTAGCTGACTCACCCGGCAGCTTCTGGTTGGCGCTGACCAGCAAATCTTCCAGCCTGCTGAACAATCCACGCAGACGTATAACCTCGGCATCCTGAGCGAGTCGATAGGCGGCTGAATTTATTGCCCGGGTAAGGTGATTAACTGTCGCGTTTTCAGGCAGCCCGAGAACATCAGCCAGTTCGCGTTGCGCCCGGTTCAGGCTTTCAGCCTGTCGCTCTATCTGCTCGCGTTGCCAGCGAGCCTCCTGCTCTGTCTGCTGGAAAACTTCTGCACGGCGCTTTTCCTGATTCTGAATAGCCGATTCGAGGCGAGCTTTTGCGTTGTAAGCCTGCGATACCAGTCTGGCAATCTCGTCGCCATGTCGCTGCGCCAGCCGTCTTTCATCAACATAAACCGGAGCGCTGCGCATCATAATCCGGGTACGCTCGGTTTCGCGGCGGATCCCGTCAATTACCAGTTTTATCCAGGCGTCGCGCGGAAGGTTGTCAATGGATCGCATGGTCGGACCTTTCAGGGTATGCCATCCGCTTTCTTTACGAACCATCAACCCGCAGCCCTCCGGAATATCAGACTTTTTCAGCATTCCCTCGGGAACGGCAAAGACTACCGCGCTGGCGTACGCAAAATATTTCGTGTATTTCCCGGCAGTCACATCGGCGCGGAAGTCGGAGACGCTGACCTTTATTTCGTAGACGACGGGGCAAAATTTGCTGAATGAGCACGGGATCGCGTAAACATCCGGGCGCGCGGTACCGCTTGGCCCAAGCTGCATATCTTCCCAGACGATTCGCGCGGTATTCTGCCGCAAATGTTCAGCAAGATCGTGGGCTAACGCATCATGTTTCCAGTTCACGCTGCGTCTCCTTTGGTGAGTTCTCCAGCAGCTGACTTCAGCGCCTCAATCGCCAGAACCACGTCATCAACGCTGTCTGCCCTGGTAGCCTGGCGCATGGCCGTCTCCCACTCGATTTCGGCTCTGACAGCGGCGTCACGTTCCAGGCAAGCCGTACGCGCCGCTACCAGCGCACAATCCAGACGCCCCGCCAGTTCGTTGAGCGGCTTCGCTGTCTCCGGGTCTTTAAACTTAGCGACCACGTAGGTGGCGCGAATTAACTGCTCATGGGTCATGTCATTCATGCGCGGGCGCTCCCGAAGATTTTATGGATTTGATAGCCCTGCCAGTTCTGGCGGCAATCATCAGTGATTACGTTTACTGGCTCAGATGGTTTTTCCGGCTCCGCTGGCTTGATTTGAGATTTCCGCGCTGCGCGGCGGGCGGCACAGTCAGCTTTACGCTTTGCCTTACGGCGCTCAGCCAGTGCTTCCACGTACGTCTCGTAATCCTGAAACGTCAGGAAATAACCCTGTTTACCCTGTTTGATGATGTTCCCCTTCCTGCAAATCTGAGTGAGGAAGTCGCGCGTGATACAGTCGCTGGTACCAAGTAGCGTTTTTATTTCCGCATAGGTCAGTCTGCGTCGCTCTTTCAGCTCAGCGAGCACGGCATCCACACGGATCAGATAGGTTTCTTCCGGCGTTTTATAGTCCGGTGCAAGCGCGTAAACATAGCCACGCCGCCGCCCTGAACGTACCACCTTCCCGCTACGCAACAGGCCACCCAGTAGCGTTGAGGTCCGGTTTGGGTCCATGCCGATAGCAGCGGCGATTTCGTGCAGGTTTCCTTCCCGGTTAGTCAGGAAGCTGATCGCGTCGTTAACAAAATTCGTTGTCATGATTTCCTCACTTCACCACACGCAGGTGGCTGACGTTTTTACGGTAACTGGCCCAGTTGAAGTTCACCCAGATTCCGCCATCCATCTGCAGGCGGTCCATCACCCTCTCGCCCAGTACGGCGGTCAGTTGGGGGTGATTGAGGTTGGTCAGCACACCAACAGGTTTCAGGGCTGCCAGGCGGCGATCGATAATCTGGTTCAGGATGACGAACTCGCCGCGCGTCTCACGCTGCACACCCACCTCATCGAGAACCAGCAGGTCCACGCGGCAAAGGTCATCCAGTAACGCGGATTCTGATTCGCCCTCGTCGTAGCAGGCGCGAACGCGCAACATCAAGTCGGGGATGGTTACAATCAGCACCGTGGCGCCGCGCCCGAGGAGATGATTTCCGATGGCCGCCGCCAGATGGTTTTTCCCGGTACCGCAACCGCCGCTGAACACGAAGCTGCCGAACCCGGTACCGAAGTTCTGGGCGAACCGCTTCGCCATCGTCAGCGCGAGCTGTTGCCCCTCGCCGTTAACCTGGTAATTTTTGAACGTGCAGCTGCGGTGCAAATCCTGAATTCCGGAGCGTCCGAATATGCGATCTGCACGCGCTTTCTGGTTGAGTTTCTCCACCTCAGCGCAGTGCTTGCGTCCCTCTTCCTGCTGCCAGGCCATAAGTTCTTCAGCACTGGTAAACTTGGGTTTGATGCCCGCCGGCATGAGTCGCTGCAGGCGTCCGATTAATTCGCTGCTGGTTTTCATGATCACCCCGTAAATCCGTCTGGAATCGTGTTATCAGGTTGCGGTATCGCGAATGCCGCAGCCTTCTGCCGCCCCGTGTTGCGCTTAACCTGTTCCCGCTGGCTTCGCAGACTCTGTGCAAAAGTCTGTTCCCACTGCTGGTGATGCTTAACGCGGCCTTCGACAGACCAGTAGTCCCGGAACTGCTGAAGTTCCTCCGGCGTGTAGCCCGGCGCTTCGCCGAGAACAATCCCCCACAGCGCGGCGCGGCGCTCAAACTCTGGAGCTGGTTTCCAACTGGTGGTGATCGGGAATTTACCCAACGGAGGCTCGAAAACGTCTTGCGGGTTTTCACCACCCTGAATTTCTTCAGGCGCGCGCTCCTCTCTCTCTCTTTCTTTAAGATCTGTATCTATATCTGGATCTTTATTAGTTGAGTTGCCGTTAGCGTTCTGTTCAGACGGATTGTCAACGCCTGTTGGACGGTCGTTAGCGCCCCGTTCTTGTTCCGTTGGTTTTTTGGCTTTTCTGGCTCTTGCTGAGGCTTTACCGGCTGCGGACTTCTGACTTACCGATGAACGGACTGCCTCGAGATCCCTTTCAATTCTTTCATGCACCCATTCAATGCCGTTGTCGTTGAAAAACTCTTTTAACGAGGGTTCAACGGCGCTCCAACGGTCGTTGCTCAGCCGTGCGATTTTAGCGAGGCGGTTTTTTGGTATTGCTCTCCCGGTTTGCCAGTAATTGAACATGAGGAGCAAATAAGCCCCATGCTCCTCCGTGGACAAGTGCATGGTGTCCGCCAGGTAATCAGCAATGTAAAGTTGCATGTAAGGCAGCGCTGCCATGAATACTCCTGCTATCCGGTTGCCCGGACGTTGTGGTCATTGGTCAAAACTCGTTTCAAATACACTGCGGCGCCACGGCGCTAATGCTTGCCAGCAACGGGCCTGCGGCATCTGCTGGTAACATGTTAAAAAGTGAAATTGCAGCTTCCCGGATCTCTTTCTCCAGTTTGCTGAGAGGAGCGCCTATCAATTTGGCCTGGTGAGCCTCGCTACACTCTTTTACCGCGCTCGCCACCAGCTCCGTTTCCGTCTTGCCAGATCGTAAGCCGTGCTTACGCGCGATCTCGATTGGCATAGCTGCGGAGATTGCGGATGCCAGCTGCATAACGTAGGAGGTGTATTTCGCTGAACGATGTTCATTCTTCAGATAGCGGAATAAATTCTGCTTACTAACGGTGATTCCCCGTCCACCCTGCTGACGCCACTGTTCATCCACCAGCAGCGCAATTTTTCTTTGTGCTTGCCCGGGAAGGGTCGATTCCCACTCACGAACGGCAGCAAATATCGCCTGGTGGTGGATGCTATCCCGGCGGCGCGGCTCATTCTGATTTTGCGATTTCAACGGAACGGCTAAACGCTGGTTATGATTCTGAAAAGTTGCTGAATACATGATTAGGATTCCTTCTGAGGTAAACCATCAGTTGGGTTGGGATAAAGATCGGGGCGTAACTCGTGAGGAGTTACTTGCCAGTCCAAAACTTTACAAGCATTGAGAACCTCAGTGCTTGCAACCTGAGTGCGAAACCATGCGGACACAGTTTGGGAGTTTTTTCCAAGTCGCCGAGCCAGCTCGGATTGACTACCACATAGGGAAATTATTTTTTTCTGAGTTGATTCTTGCATGCTTCCTCCTGAATTTGTCTTCACATGATTGAAAATAAAATTTTCATTGTCAAGAAAATAGAACGATCCAAACTACAAAGAAACTTTGTATCCTTGCTTACTGGTTTGATTTGGATATGAATATGAACTTTGAAGAACGACTGATAAGAGCCCTGGAGGAGGCTGGCATATCTCAATCTGAGTTAGGCCGCCGGGTCGGCGTTAATTCTCAATCCGTCAGTGGCTGGTGCAACGCTGGGATCATTCCAAGAAAGGAAAAACTAGCCTTACTACCAGAAGCACTGGGTAAGCCTTTGTATTGGTTCTTTATGTCTGATGCGGAAGAGAAATGGATCAAAGAGATTTCCGAAAGTAAGACTGTATTAAACGATAAACAACAACGCCTCCTTGATGTTTTTGATCAGCTGCCTGAATCAGAGCAAGAGCGCTTTATTACACTTGCTAACGAACGCCTCGAAGAATTGGATAAGTTCATGGCAGAATTTCAGAAAAGAAGAAAAATCGACCCTCCAATCTCATAACCCGCAACTTACCCCACAAAAATGCCGCGCCCGCGGCTTTTTTTTCGCCCAAAATTCACAAAATGTAAATAAGCCGCGCCTTCATTGAAGTTTTTATTTTCAGTTTTAACTTGACCAGTGAAAACATTATTTGTAGTCTGATTTTAGAAATTCAGTCATCCAGGCAGGACGCCCACGAAGTAGCTGCCGGCGGCACATGAAACACCGGATGAGATGACCAGACTAATCGCGCAGCAGGTTTCAACCGTTCCGTCGGCCAGACGCAAAAGGCATCAAGAGGATAAAAACATGATCGATTACGCACGCAACCCTGTGGGGTGTCAGGCTGTTCGCCTGGGCTGGTTTACAGCTCGCCTTCGCCAGCTCTGCTATTTCCTTGCTCAGAAAGGGAATCCGGAATTAGTTACAAAATGAATGGCTCTAAGGCTGACGACCAACAGCCAGCAATGAAGTTTTAATCGAGTTTTGAGTAATGACCATGGCTGTTGCCAGCCTGATGCTCGTCGCGAAGGGCATCGAGATGGCAATACCGCCATCGCAACTGAACAGGAGACGAAGACCTGTTCTGGTTAAATTGGAAAAGTTCTCTTTGCCCGTCGCCTCGGCGGGCCTTTTTTCCGGAGGATTTATGTCAGCAAACGAACTGGCATTGCGATTCAGTAGCGCACCAGCAGAGCAGTTAATTGGCATCCTGCCTGTTCTGGAAGTCAAAGAGGCGCTAAGGGGTGAAGTGGAAGAAGAAGTATTAGAAGAAGTTTGGCAGGAGCACCAGTTTGAAATGGATGCTGTAGAAGAAGAAACACAGGAAGCAAACCGGCTCGCGCAGAAGTTTGAATTGGCCGCTGAGTCGTTCGGTACCGCCATTAAGCTTGCGCTAACTCTCCCGCATGGTGAAGCAATACAGGTTCTGCGCGATGTGATTGAAGATAACCCTGGCTATGGCCGCGAACCGGTAAAGGGATAACCATGGAATTTGGAATGAAACGTGTGGTGGCATCGGTTCAGGCCGTTGCCGTTTTAAGCCGGGTTTATAACGGCTCTCCTGTAGCGCTGTCACTCATCAGCACAGAGTCGAAACTTTCTGTTTCTTATCTTGAACAGATATTTAGCAAATTACGCCGCAATAACATCGTGAGTAGTCAACGCGGCCCAGGAGGTGGTTATCACCTCAACAAATCAAATACCAGTGTGGCCGATGTTATCCGCGCGGTCACAGATATCCCCGACGGCTTTAAGCCGGTAATGGACGCGCTTGAATGGGTTCCCGTTACACAACTGGCTAACGAAAAACTTCCCACCCAATAAAGCACAAAACCCGCGCAAGGCGGGTTCAGTACCCGGTTAGCCGACCAAAGCTTTCCGGAACGAGTTTTGAACAATGACCACAACCCGAAGGGAGCTATCAAAGTCCCGGGTATCTTACAGCCTTAAGGAGCCCGAATACAATGGCTACGTATGCGTATCTTATTAAAGCCAAAGCAAAAGCCGCTGAAGCAAAAAACCTTTTTTGCTGGTTTGAAGCCAAATCCGATTCGCGCGCAGAGCGCGAAATTCTCAACATACTGGACGACGCCGACATTGAAGTTGGTCGCGGTGCCGATTATCAGCTTCCTGTTCGTACGAATTGGTTTGTGGTTGATGACCTGCCCCCTGAAGGTATGCTGGATGATACCTGGTGCGATCGCTATGAACTTGGTGAGGATGGGAAGTCCTGGACAAAAATATCCAGCGAAGCTGGCTCTGTAAACGTTCCTAATGAGCACGCGCAACTGGCAGACTCAACGGACAATACCAACGCGGAAGTGGCAAATACACCTGCACTTCTCCGCCCTGTAGCGCGCCTTCGACTTCCGCAGCGCCTTATTGCGCACCTGCTGAACGACACTGAAGAGAAAGAAATCAGCGAAACCCAACACGTCCAGATCGGCGCTATCGAGGCGGACGAGAAGAACCTTTATGTTCAGAACCTGCTGCAGGCTTGCCGGGACGCGTTGGGCGTTGACGAACTATCTGCCCATGTAGAGTGGAAACTTGTTCAGTCTGTAAAACAGCTTTTCCCAATGGATCAAAACCATGAAGTAAGCGCCATCAGCGCTTTCATTGATGCCTGGGTTAAAGCTGAACCGGGTGAACGCCAGCAGCTCGTTAAGGATTGGGTGGACACTGCTCTGGGCCGGCCTGATACTGATAATCCCGTCACCACTGCAACTGCAATTGTTCAGAAACTGCCGAATGCGGATATGCCAGAGCTTATTACTGTAGCAACCCTTCCATTCCGCCAGCGTTTACTCGCTCAGTTTATCTCTGAAAGCGAATATGCCTACCACATCCATGCAGAGCAGAAAAATTCCATTATTGCACTGGAAATGGACGTGGATAACTCGTATGTACAAAACCTGCTTTTGGCCGCCGAAAACACATCTTCCCTGAAAGACGTCAGGGAATACGACCTGTGGAAACTGACCTCGGCCTTAAAAGAAGCGTTCCCTCAGGATAAAAAATTGCCTGAACTTGGCGTAATGCTGCAATTCCTGAAAGCCTGGAGCGAAACCGCATATATCGACAAAGGTCTGCTTGTGAAGGAATGGGCCAAAGGTAACCGTATTTCCTCCATTCAGCGCACAGACACTGGCACGAACGCTGGTGGGGGTATCGCGACAGATCGTAACTCGGATTATGAACACACTCTGGATACTCTGGATATTGAAATTGCAGCCGCGACGCTGCCAATGGATTTTGATATCTACAACATCCCGGGCGCCATACATCGGCGCGCCAAAGAAATCGTTCAGAAAAAAGAAAGCCCGTTCAGGGAGTGGTCGGCAGCACTTCGCAAAACCGCGGGCGTTCTAGATTACTCGCGTGCGGTAATCTTCGCCCTGATCCGAAGCGCGCATCCTGAGTTTTATAAATATCCGGGACGCCTTACCGGTTACATCAATGCCTACCTGACTGAAAGCAACCACGAAAAGCCAACCGAAGAAGTTCTCGCTGCCGCACGTCAGATTGATAGTGCCGCCGTCGTTGCGGGAGTAATTAGGGGTGATATTCCGGCAGATAATCTTGAATCGTTATCCACAGAATTTGCAGTGGTTGGAAAGCTGGCCGCAGAGGCTACTTCTAAATCTGCAACCGAAACATCAAACCAGCCGAAAATTGAAAGCATCGGCGCAGGTGTGTTCTCCATCGAAGGACTGGTTTCATCTCAGGAAAAAGATAACCCGGTCATCAATATCCCCTCAAATAAAGTTGAAAAAACGGAAAACGCAACGGAGACCACCAGCGATGTGCAGATGGAAGCGACTGTCAGTATCGAAGAACAAAATGATCCTCAGGTATCAGCGAGCCAGGCAACAGATGCAGATGATGTTGAGCCTGATCCGTCAGCAGATTCCGTGACAGATTACGCAGCAATATCCACCAGCAAACTGTTTACGCATCTAATGGTGGATTTAGAAACAATGGGCTCAAACCCTGACGCCCCTATCGTCTCCATTGGTGCCGTATTCTTCGAACCATCAACTGGCGAGACAGGCCCGGAGTTTTATCAGGTTGTGGATCTCACGTCCGCTATGAACTTTGGGGCTAAACCGGATGCCAGTACCATTTTGTGGTGGATGAAACAATCATCCGAGGCCCGGTCAGCCTTGCTGGTTGAAGACGCTGCCGATCTTGATGTTGCCCTCACTCTTTTCAGCGAATTCCTGTGCGGGAACGCAGCTAACGGAGCTAAGTCGGTTCAGGTCTGGGGTAATGGTGCATCGTTTGACAATGTGCTGCTTAAGCAAAGTTATGAGTTGGTAGGCGGCGCGGCGCCCTGGCGGTTCGTAAATGATCGTGATGTGCGCACCATCGTCGAGCTGGGTAATGCCGTTGGTATCAATCCGCGATACGACATCCCCTTCGAGGGGGATAAGCACAATGCTCTGGCTGATGCGCTCCATCAGGCTAAATACGTTTCGGCTATCTGGCAGCGCCTGACAGCAAACTGATTTCAGTAATTCAGAAATTACCCGGCCAGGCAATTATCATCTGGTCGGGTTGAGGAACAACGTGATGGCAAAACTCGTTACGCTTGAGGAATGGGCCGAAGATACCTACACCTGTCCTCCCTCTGTAGCAACGTTACGACGCTGGGCAAGGAACGGGAACATTTACCCGCCACCGGAACGGCACGGCACCAGATATCAGGTTGAGCCCAACGCGATCTATATACGTCCAAATAAACATTGTTTGAAAGCGCCCGTAAATGGAATGGATAAACGGCGCCCAAGAAAAGGCACATTGCTGGAGAAGCTGCAGAATGAGCAAAAGGCGGGAAAAATATGATTCTAATCTGCCAAGAAATCTGACATACCGCCAGTCACGTAAAACCTATGCCTGGCGCAATCCGTTAACCGGGAAAGAAATCCCTCTGGGAAAAATTTCCAAGCGCGACGCGATAGCCCAGGCGATCGAAGCAAATAACTTTCTTGATCAGAATTACTCCCCAGTCACACTGCTGGAACAGCTCAAAGGTGAGCATGAGTACACAGTTGCTGAATGGCTGAAAGAGTATCAGAAGATCCTTGATAAACGCGATCTGGCAGAGGTTACGCTTAAGGCCCGCAAGGGGCATATTGAAACCATCTGCGAGCATTTTGGGAAAATGGTACTGGCAAAAGTTACAACGCTACATATCGCAGAATTTCTCAGAAGATGGACGGACGAGGATAAGATGACAATGGCCACAACCTTTCGGTCGGTTCTGTCCGACATTTTTCGGGAAGGGATTGTTAACGGGCGGGTATCAGTTAATCCGGTTGAACCAACAAAATCACCGAAAATTGAGGTTAAAAGAAAACGACTGGACCTGGAATTGTTTAATTCGATCAGACGAAACGCGAATGCACTGCCGGCGTGGTTCGCAAACGGCATGGACCTGGCAATTTGCACCGGGCAGCGCCGCGAAGATATTGCTGCGATGAAGTTTTCCGACATTAAAAATGACCGGCTTCATGTCGTCCAGATTAAAACCGGAATGAGGATTGCGATTAGCCTGGACTTATCCCTGGAAAGCACCGGATTGCGTTTGCGTGATGTTATTGAGCAATGCAAAGTGGGGAACAACTCTGATTTTCTGGTGAGCGCTGGTTTTCGGAAAAACAGCCCGATGGGTAATATCCACCCTGATGGATTAACGAAAGGATTTGTGAAGGCGCGCAAAGATCTGGTGCATGGGCTGGGAGACAACCCACCCACTTTTCACGAGATCAGAAGTCTGGCGGGAAGGTTATACGAGAAAGAATTTGGCAAAGAATTCGCGCAGAAACTGCTCGGACATGTTTCGGAAAAGACGACCGAAAAGTATCTCGATACGCGCCAAAACGATTTTATTCTGGTATAACGGTTGTAAAACCGGATATGATGATTCGGACAATTTTCGGACATTTTCGGACGGAACCGTGTAAGTGCTTGTCTGAAAAGGGATACAAAAAAAGACCGAATACGATTCCTGTATTCGGTCCAGGGAAATGGCTCTTGGGAGAGAGCCGTGCGCTAAAAGTTGG